AAAAAGATTCGAGATAAAGACACTATGCAGAAATATTTGGATGCAGATGAAAGACTCTCAGGAATTTCGTTGAAGATTGAATATTATTCTGTTATGTTAGAATACTTAGAGGATATCCTCAAGATGATACATAACAGAGGATTTCAAATAAAGAATAGTATTGATTTCCAAAGATTTGCTTCAGGATTGGGATAATAAATACATGTAGGTGAGAACCTATATGTATGGCTGATTTGATTATAGAAAAGGTAAATGAAGTTTACCTAAAAATTACAACAGAACCACACATTGAGTATGAACTAAGAGATAGGTTCACCTTTGAAGTGGAAAATAAAAAATTCATGCCCCAGTATCGAAGTAAGTACTGGGATGGATTTGTTCATCTTTTTAATATGAAGACCAAGAGAATCTATGTCGGTCTTCTAGATAAAATTATTGCGTTTTGTGAAAATGCTGGATATACGTATAAGTTCCTAAACAATAAATTTTACGGACCACCATTTGAAGTCAATGATTTCGTTAGTCAGGGTGGGACAAAAGATTTTATGGAGAGTATCTCTCCTGGTATCAAACCAAGAGACTATCAGGTAGAAGGTGTCTACGAAGCGTTAAGGTATAACAGAAAACTACTCATTAGTCCAACTGGTTCAGGTAAGTCATTCATGATTTACTCTGTGGTCAGATATCATGTAGCACGTGGTAACAAAATTCTTTTGGTAGTTCCTACTACATCTCTTGTAGAACAGATGTATAAAGACTTCGAGAGTTATAGTTGGGATGTGGAGAATCATTGTCACAGAATCTACGCAGGACGTGAGAGAGTTAATACAAACGAGGTCACTATTACCACTTGGCAGTCTGTCTACCAATTGGAACGTAAATTTTTTGAGGGATATGACGTGGTGATCGGTGACGAGGCGCACCTTTTTAAGAGTAAGTCTCTAATCAGTATCATGGATAAATTACACCATGCTAAGTATAGGTATGGGTTCACAGGTACTTTAGACGGCTCACAGACCCATAAGTGGGTCTTAGAGGGACTGTTTGGACCATCGTATAAAGTTACCCAAACCAAGAAACTTCAAGATGAAGGACATTTAGCATCTCTCGATATTCAATGTCTTGTTCTAAAATACAAACCCAAAAAATTTGATACTTATGAGGATGAAATACAACATCTTATTTCACATGAAAAAAGAAATAATTTCATATCAAATTTGGTAAGGGATTTAGATGGTAATAGTTTGGTGTTGTATTCCCGAGTAGAATCTCATGGAGCCATTCTATTTGACTTAATAAATAAAAAGGTAAGTGAAGATAGAAAAGTATTTTTTATCCATGGTGGTGTGGATGCTGAAGATAGAGAACAGGTAAGAGAAATTACCGAAAAGGAAAAAGACGCTATCATTGTTGCATCTTACGGAACATTTAGTACTGGTATTAATATTAAAAACCTTCATAACGTAGTATTTGCCTCTCCATCAAAATCAAGAGTAAGAAATTTACAAAGTATTGGTAGAGTCCTTCGTAAAGGCAAAGATAAGGTTAGTGCAAAACTTTATGATATTGCAGATGATTTTACTATTGGTTCAAGAAAAAATTACACACTGAATCATTTCATAGAACGTGTAAAAATTTATGTTTCGGAACAGTTTAATTACGACATATTCACTATTGATATAAAAGACTAGAAAAAGGAGATTGTATGATTGAAGAAGATTTTTATGCCACAATCAAACTCAAATGTGGTGATGAGATTTTTTGTAGAGTAGCAGCATCAGAAGAAGAAGACAGAACCATGTTATTGGTTTCTAATCCAATCTGTATTCAACCAATTAAAACTAGAGGAAATATTACTGGATACAAGTTTGAACCTTGGTTGAAAACTTCTAATGAAGATCTCTTTATTATTAATCTTGAAGATGTATTAACAATGTCTGAGTCTGAGAACATTGAAATGATTGTGAACTATCAAGACTATTGTAGAAAGTCTAATCAGTCCAACTTCCAAAAACTTGATAGAAAAATGGGTTACTTAGGAAATGTAAGAGATACAAAAGAAGTCTTGGAGAAGTTATACAAGTCTTCTTAATAGAACCTATAGTATGATTATCTTCTGGGACAAGCCTAGTCTATCGGGCTTTTAGGACCTTGTCAACACTTGATAATCCTGGTATAATAAAAACAACAAAAACAATAATTATGCCTAAACCCAGAAATGCTGAACACTATGTAAATAACAAGGAGTTTCTGAACGCTCTTGAGAACTACTTTGCACGAGTGGAGAAAGCAAAACTCAATGATCAACCAAAACCAGAAATTCCTCGTTACATTGGTGAGTGTTTTCTGAAGATCGCAAATCACTTGTCATACAAACCAAACTTTGTCAACTACATGTTCAAAGATGACATGATTTGTGATGGTATTGAAAACTGTGTAAGATATATTCATAACTTTAATCCAGAGAAGTCAAAGAATCCATTTGCATATTTTACTCAAATCATTTATTATGCCTTCCTGAGAAGAATTTCTCAAGAAAAGAAACAACTTGAGATTAAAAACAAGATCCTTGAGAAGACTGACTTTGATGAAGTTTTCGATGCAAACGAACTTGACAGTGGAAACTATTCCGATTATAACAGTATTAAAGATGCAGTACACCAAAAATTGAGGAACTCATGATCGGTAATCTTGAACCTGAAGAACATATTATGGAACCCACTCTTATTGAACAACTTGCGATAGTAATTAATAAATTGGGGTGGAAAGAAGGAGACCAGATTGAAGTAGAGATTGGTGGTACTTGTGTATCAGGAATTGATGTTGGTGAAAACTACAATGAAAAGTGGCAATCACCCCTCGGTACTCGTAAGTATAATAAAGATGCATTTATTGTGATTGCAAATCAGTCACGTCGTGATTTTACAAAATCCAACCCCATGGAAGAGTTTAAACAAAGACATCCGTATGAAAGTAGCAATAATATCTGACACGCATTACGGCGCCAGAAAGGGTTCTAAACTTTTTCATGACTTCTTTGAACAGTTTTACAAAGATATCTTTTTTCCCACTTTGGATAAAGAAGGTATCAAAACTGTTATTCACATGGGTGATGCATTTGATAGTCGTAAAGGAATTGAATTCAAGGCACTGAAGTGGTCCAAAAGAGTTGTGTTTGATCCTCTTAAAGAAAGGGGTATCAAGATGCATTTGATGGTTGGTAACCATGATGCATACTATAAGAACACAAATGAAATCAATGCTGTAGATTTGCTTCTGAAAGAATATGATAATGTTGAGGTTTATTCTTCTTGTACAGAAGTATCTGTGGGTAATCTCCCCGTTCTATTCATTCCTTGGATCAATGAACAGAACGAGAAAGAAACTATCAATACTATCAAGAAAACAAAGTGCCCCGTCGCAATGGGACACCTTGAACTCAACGGATTCGTTGCAACACCTGGTCACGTCATGGAACACGGTCATGATGCAAGAACGTTCAATAAGTTCGAGAAAGTCTTTTCAGGACACTATCACTCTCGATCCGACAATGGGACCGTTTTCTATCTCGGTAATCCCTATGAAATGTTCTGGACTGACGTGCAAAATACCAGAGGCTTCCATATTTTTGATACTGAGACCCTGGAACACACACCAGTAAATAACCCTTACAGGTTGTTCTACAACATTTACTACGAAGATACCGATCACCAAACGTTCAATACTTCGGAGTATGAGAACAAGATTGTCAAGGTTATTGTAAGGAAAAAGACCGACACAAAGAAGTTTGAAAAATTTATTGATAAACTTTATTCTGTTGGTGTGGCTGATCTTAAGATCGTAGAAAACTTCCAACTCATGGACTGTGAAGATTTTGAAGCTGATGAGTCAGAAGACACTATGTCTATCTTGAGTCGTTATATTGATGAATCTGAAACTGAGTTAAATAAGACAGTAATTCAGTCTCTCATCAAAGAAATATATCAAGAGGCGTGTGAGGTCGTATAATGTTCATCATTGCGGTTGCAGGTAGAGAAAAAGAAGGAGCATACTCTGTGATCGATGATGATGGAGAACAGGTCCTTTATATCTTCTGTAATGAAGATGACGCTGAAAGATATGCAATGCAACTTGAAGAACTTGACTATCCAGAGATGCATGTGTTAGAAGTAGAAGACGAGATAATGATTAAAACTTGTGAGATACACGATCACAGGTATACTATAATTACATCAGATGATATTGTGATTCCTCCTGACAAAGAATATGATAACCTTTAAAAAGATTTCTTGGCAAAACTTTCTCTCAACAGGCAATCATAAAACCGAAATTAAATTGAATGAGAAGTCTACCACTCTCATTGTTGGTTCTAATGGTGCGGGTAAGTCCACTATTCTAGATGCATTGACTTTTGTTCTTTATGGAAAGTCGTTTAGAAAAATCAATAAGGCACAGTTAATTAACAGTACCAACGAAAAAAATTGTTTTGTTGAGATTGAGTTCAGTGTCAACTCTATTGATTGGAAGATCGAACGCGGAATCAAACCCAATATCTTTAAGATCTACCGTAATGGTGATGAACTAGATCAGTCTGCATCAGCAATCGACCAACAGAAGTGGTTGGAACAAAATGTTCTGAAGATGAACTATAAGTCTTTCACACAGATTGTGATCTTAGGTTCTTCTACCTTTGTCCCATTCATGCAACTTCCAACTTCAAGTCGTAGAGAAGTTGTTGAGGATCTATTGGATATCAAAATTTTCTCATCAATGAATGATACGATCAAGAGTAGAATCAGAATGATTCGTGAAGACGTAAAGACTCTTGATCTGAAGAAGGAAGGTCTCAAAGATAAAGTTGATATGCAAAAAGACTTTATTAGTAAAATGGAGTCTCAAACTAAGGATGGTATTCAGAGAAGAAATGATAAGATTAATACTCTAAACGAAGAAATTCAAAATTGTTTTCATAAAAGTCTTGGTAAAGAAAATGAACTTTCCAAACTCAAAGAAGACTTAAAAGAGTTTGAAGACGCCCAAGATAAGCTCAGAGAGTTTGGTAACGTCAAAGGTAAACTGTCACAAAAAATACAAAGTATCGTTAAAGAACACAAATTTTTTAATGAAAATACGGTTTGTCCCACCTGCAATCAAGAAATAGAGGAATCGTTTAGGGTAAATAGAATTAGTGACTCTCAAAATAAAGCGGAAGAGCTCCGAGATGGATTTGAAAAACTCCAGTCGGCTATTAAAAACGAAGAGTTGAGAGAGTCACAATTCAAAATTCTTTCAACAGAAATTACCAAAAAACTTAATGACATTTCTTCTTTCAATGTACAGATCACTGGTCTTCAACGACAAATTGCTGGACTCGAATCTGAAATTCAGACTATTACCAGTCAGCTCCAGAACAGAAATTCTGAACATGAAAAATTAGAAACACTCCGAGAAAACCTTGATGTCACTTATGATAAACTTGCCAAACGTAAGGAAGACATTACCTATCATGATTTCATCTATAGTCTTCTTAAAGATGGTGGAGTAAAAGCAAAGATTATTAAAAAGTATCTTCCACTTATCAATCAACAAGTAAATAGATATCTTCAGATGATGGACTTCTACATCAACTTTAAGTTGGATGAAGAGTTCAACGAAACTGTAGAGTCTCCCATTCATGAGGACTTCTCTTATGCTTCATTCTCTGAAGGAGAGAAGATGAGGATTGATTTATCCCTTCTGTTTACTTGGAGAGAGATTGCCAGAGTCAAGAACTCTGTAAATACCAATCTACTGATAATGGATGAGGTCTTTGATTCATCACTAGACGGTTTTGGAACAGATGAGTTCCTTAAAATTATTAGGTACATTATCAAAGACGCAAACATCTTTATCATCAGTCACAAGACTGGTATGGACGATAAGTTTGAAAACGTTGTTAAGTTTGAGAAACATAAAGGGTTTTCACGTAAAATTTAATAAATGTGTCTTTTTTACATAAGTTCATTAAGATACACAAATCATACTATATAATATGTGATTGGAGGTTATTATGAAAAATCTGATCTCACGTAATGAATTAGCATCTTGGAAGTGGGACGAAAAAACATCTGTCAATGACAAATACGACCAGGTGTCCGAATACTTCCAGTGTATTTCAGAATGTGGTATTGTCGATAGTACAGCTAGGAGGTTCTGCAGACACGTCCTTACGACTAATTAATAACCAATAAGGAGATAGCCACTAAAGTCCCGAGGTCTAAAAGCCTCGGGATTAGTCTATGTGCCGATATATAAACTGTCCGACCTATCACTAAAATGGTAGGTTTTGTCGTATTATAGATTCATCGAGACAGACCACGATGATCAACTACGAAATCAAATCCCAACTCGCAAAACTGTTGGCTACCGAGAATATGGTAGTTGAGAATCGTAATGTTCAGACCGCACAGTTTGATGTTGAGAAACGTATTCTGACTCTTCCAATGTGGAAGAGGGCATCTAATGTTGTGTATGATATGCTTGTGGGTCACGAAGTGGGTCATGCCCTCTTCACACCTAATGAGTGGGGTTGGGAAGATCGTATCCCTAAACAGTTCGTCAATGTAACTGAGGATGCACGTATTGAGAAATTGATGAAACGTCGGTATCCTGGTCTGTCCAAGAGTTTTTACAAGGGTTATCAAGAACTTGCGGAGAATGATTTCTTTGAAATTGAAGGACGTGATCTGTCTGATATGAATCTGGCAGACCGTGCAAACCTTTACTTCAAGATTGGAAATTTTATTAAAGTTCCTATTGCATCTGGAAAAGAGCAAGAGATCATTGATATGATGTCTGAAACTGAAACGTTTGCGGATGCTGTTACTGTTGCAGAAATACTGTTCAAATATTGTAAAGAGCAGATTGACGAAGAATCAGTAGACTTCCCTGTTTCTAGTAACAATGAAGGTGAAACTTCGGGAGAATCAAGTTCTTCTAACAAGGAATCTGATGAAAGGACTGAGGATAACTCAGAACAAGAATCTTCTAATGTAGAAGGTGGTTCAAGTGAAGATATTAAATCTCAGAGTAAGGAATCCAAACTTGAGGTTGAGACTGACGATACCTTTGAGTCTGGTTCTCAAGAGTTCAACGGAAATGTTGAAAATACTAGGAACGTCAATTATATTCAGATTCCTAAAGTGAATCTTGAGGAGATCGTTATTGGTAACAAAAGAGTTCACGAAGAACTTGAAAATAAGTGGATTGATGCTTCTACTCCCAGAAAGTACTGGGATGCTTATAAGCAGATGCATAAAGAAACTAAACCAGTCACGTTTGATATTCCTGACACCGAATATACAAGTTTCAAGAAAACTGCTCAACGAGAAGTTAATTATCTGGTAAAGGAGTTTGAATCTAAGAAGTCTGCAGATTCGTACTCTCGATCATTTGTTTCTAAGACGGGAACTCTTGATTGTACTAAACTTCATACTTATAAGTATAATGAAGATCTCTTTAAGAAGGTGAATATTATTCCAGACGGTAAAAACCACGGTCTTATCTTTATTTTGGATTGGTCTGGATCCATGGGTAATTGTCTGATGGATACCATCAAACAACTCTACAACTTGGTTTGGTTCTGTGACAAAGTAAACATTCCTTTTGATGTTTACGCATTCACCAATAATTACTATGACGAAATCAAACAGTTCCATAAATTTGATGAAACTACAATTCAGGAAGTAATTGAATATGAATTCATTGTTAGTCAAGACTTCAAACTTCTTCACTTCTTGACCAGTGGTGTTAATCGTAAAGAACTTGATCGACAACTTAAGTCTTTCTTCCGACTCTGTGTTGCTCAATGTCGATGGGTTGACTACACAATCCCAAATGGATATGGGTTATCTGGAACTCCTTTGAATGAATCTCTCATCTGTCTTCATCAAATTATTCCTCAGTTCAAACAAAAGTACAAAGTTCAGAAAGTGAACACAGTTATTTTGACTGATGGTGAAGCAAATGTTCTTTCATATTTTAAAGAGAACAATTACTTTGATGATACTCGAATGGGTATGGGAAGAATGTATGCCGGTGATTATGTTCGAAATCGTAAAACTGGACATACTTATAAGGTCGAACACGAATACCATAAGTTTTCAGAAATTCTCTTGAAAGATCTCAAACAGGTTTTCCCCGATGTAAACTTTATTGGTATTCGTATTGCTGATAGCGGAGAGTTCAAAGGATTCGTTCGTAAGTATATTCCCGATCTTACTGAAGAGCAGTACAAGAAGATTCGAAAGGACAAGTTTGTTTCAATCATGAACTCTGGGTACACTTCTTATTTCGGAATGTTTTCCAAGTTCCTTCAAAATGATACTGAACTTGATGTAGAAGAAGGTGCATCTAAATCTAAGATTCGATCTGCATTCACTAAAACTCTTTCTAATAAGTCCCTAAATAGGAAGGTTCTCAGTCAGTTCATCGATATAGTTAGTTAACCAGTTTGATTACTGGCACGAACCACTCCCACAGGGGGTGGTTTTCGAGTATATTAGTATTGTTGAAAAAACACAGTTATGTCACTCTCTACCGAACACGTCATCTCGTCTCTTCAAGAACTTTATGGTGAGACTGTCACCTCTGGAGATATTCGTGCATGGTGTGCAATGAATGGTTCCAACTATCAAACTGTCACTAAAAAACTCGAACAACATAAAGTCGGTCGTGGTAAATGGAATCTTACCGTTCGGGAACAAATGGAACAAACTTACCAGACTAGTCCCTCTATTATTCCCGATCGGGAACCTGAAAATCTGATCCCACGGAAAGATGATACCTTCGTCAAGTTTGGTAACTTTACTGATATTAAAAAGATTATTCAGTCCCGTCTTTTCTATCCTTCATTTATTACGGGTCTGTCGGGTAATGGTAAAACGTTTTTGGTTGAACAGGCTTGTGCTCAACTCAAACGTGAACTCATCCGTGTAAACATTACTATTGAAACTGATGAAGATGATCTCATTGGTGGCTTCCGTCTTGTTGACGGTGCCACAGTCTGGCACAACGGTCCCGTTGTGGAAGCCCTCCAACGAGGGGCTGTCTTGCTCCTTAACGAAATCGACCTAGCTTCAAACAAAATCCTTTGCCTCCAATCCATCCTTGAAGGAAAGGGTGTCTTCCTCAAGAAGATTGGCAAGTTCGTTACACCCGCCGAAGGTTTTCAAGTCATCGCCACTGCAAACACCAAAGGGAAGGGGTCTGACGACGGTCGATTT